CATCATGGTCTTATGTGCTTTCTTCAATGGGAATGGACCCGGTTGTGGACGTTTCAAGCACTATCGTAAGGGAAATTGTTGCCCCGGTGGTAGTGTACTTGGCAACCAACATGATTATGAACATTTTTGAGAAAAACAAATTGAGTTTTTCAGTGCCACTAAACAGCACCATCATTTCAAAAGATGGAATCACAAAGACAGCCTCAGAGGACGAGGTTGTAGGATAATAAGGAGGACAAGCGATTATGGATGCAAACACAATGAGAACTATTATGTACGGACTATTTATCGCCCTTGCGGCAGTAGCAATTCTCACGGTATGGGTAAATATCGTGGTGCAGATTACGAAAAAGGTAATCACAAGTCCTAAGTTTCCGGTCCAGGCGTGGGTATTTATCGTTTCGGTAGTATCAACATTGGCAGTTATGGTTGTAGGCTGTAGCATCTTCAATTTGCCGATTTTAGGCTATTATTGGGCGGTGGCAGTATTTATATCGTTTATTGTGTGTTATGCCGCCATGTTCGGCTATGACAACTTGTATAGCCAGATTAAACAGTTAATCAAAACCATAGGAACTTTATTTAAGGATTTGTTCGGGGGCGAAACCAAATAATAAAGAGAGTAGAGCCATGAGCCGGGTACATTGCGTACTCGGCTCTTTTTAAATACAAGGGAGGTGTTACTTATGGCTTTAAGAGGAAACACAGTACAGGAAAGAATATGGAACTTTCTGAAAGACAAAGGACTGACCGAAAATGCTATTGCCGGTGTTATGGGTAATATTCAGGCAGAAAGTGGTTTCAACCCCAACAATCTGCAGAACTCTTACAACAAGAAACTCGGCATTACTGACGCGGAGTATGTGCAGAGGGTTGACAGTGGCAAAATTACGAGAAGTCAGTTCATATCAAGCGCACATGGCGGCTTTGGGTTCTGCCAATGGACTTGGCATACGAGAAAAGCCGGACTGTATGATTATGCAAAGAAATTAGGCAAATCAATAGGGGATGAAGAAATGCAGCTTGGTTTCTTATGGGTTGAGTTAAGTGGCGGCTATAAGGGAGTCTTAAACGCCATCAATGCGGCAAAGACAGTCAAAGAGGCCTCAGATATTTTTATGAAAAAGTTTGAGAACCCGGCAGACCAGAGTGCTACTGCATTAAATACAAGAGCAAAATATAGTCAGGAGCATTACGATAAGTTCTGCTCCAAAAAGGAGGAAACAAAGATGGGATATGAAAGACAAAAAACAGTAGACCTCGCAGTAAGTTGGGAGGGAAAGAAAGAGAGTGACGGTTCCCACAAGGAAATCATTGATATTTACAATACTCTGCCAACAGCACAACTTCCTCGAAGAACCAAGATGCTTTATACTTGGGCGTGGTGTGCTTGCACATGGTCCGCTTTGGCTGTAAAATTAGGCTATACACCGATTATGCCTATTGAAATCAGTTGTTATTATCTGATTGAGGCGGCTAAAAAAATGGGCGTATGGGTAGAGGATGATGCTTATGTACCGAAACCTGGGGATGCCGTGCTTTACGATTGGGAAGATAATGGTAAAGGCGATAACAAGGGCAACCCGGACCATGTAGGTACAGTTATCGAAGTGTACGAATCAGCCGGTTACATGGTAATCATGGAGGGGAATTACAGTAATGCAGTTAAGAGAAGAACATTATCTCTCAACGGCAAATTTATCCGTGGTTTTATCACTCCTAAGTACACCAATAACACTGTATCAGCACCTAAGTTAGAGTCTGGTAAGAGTGTTGAAACAATCGCAAGAGAAGTTATCTCCGGCAAATGGGGAAGTGGTACTGCTCGTAAGACCGCATTAACCAAGGCCGGTTATGATTATGCAACTGTTCAGAAGAAAGTCAATGAAATTCTGAATGGCGGAGCAGTTACTACTACAAACACCACTCAGAATCAGTCACAGACCGTCAAGAAGAAAGTCACTGCTACTTGTAGTGCTAAGAAGAAAGACACAAGCCTTAAAGGTACATATAAGACTACTGCAAATCTCTATATGAGAAATGATGCCGGAACCAATATGAAAGCACTTGTTGTTATTCCTAAAGATACACCGGTACAGATGTACGGCTACTACAATGTTGCAAACGGCAAGAAGTGGTTCTATGTTCAGGTAACGATTGACGGAGTGCAGTACACCGGATTCTGTTCAAGTGCATATTTACAAAAAGCATAAATTGGTGTAGAATGGTGCAAGTCGGAGAAAGATTATGATAGTAATATACCCGTAATATACAAAACACTCCGAAAACGGCACAAACACTGGAACCTTGTGCTGAGGCTATGTTAGCACAGGGTGTTGTGTAAAAACAAATACGAACCCCGGAAACATTGGATTTCCGGGGTTTTATTGTGCGTATTTTTTGGGTAAGTATTCGTTGATTGGTGCTGATTTTTGATAGTAATATACATATAATATACGAGTAAGATACAAGTAATATACAAGCCGTTTTGCATAATATACGCATAATATACACGGATTTTTGGGGTGTTTGCCGAGTAATTATGCAATAAAAAAAGGGGATTTCTCCCCTAAATTTTATTGACCTCCTCTATAAGCTGCGGAATGGTTTTGTGCGTATACACGCCCTTGGTTACATCATTCTTCATGCTATGACCCATTATGAGTTTCAGGCACACTTCATTCGCACCAACATTATCCATGAGTGAGGCAAAGGTATGTCTGCCGTCATGCGGTAGGTGTTGCATTTGCAATCTGTTCATTACGGTGTTAAAGTTCGCACTGACATAAGAACCGTAGGTGTAGTGATTGCCATATTTGTTATTTACCAAGAATCTCTTGTTTTTGTCATAGCGATTCTTGATAAGAGGCAATATCTTGTCAGCAATAGGGATAACCCTATCAATGCCGGCTTCTGTCTTAATACCACCAACCATATACTGTTCGTCCAGATGCACATTATCCGTGGTTATCTCCAGAAGTTCCGTAGGGCGCAGACCGGAATAGATTGTTATGAGAATCAAATCAACATTATTCACTACATAAAGATTGGCCCAAAGGACAGCGATTTCCTCGTCAGTGTACCTACTGTGGATTTGTTCTGACGGTTCGACCCAAGAGTACACAAAGAACTGAGACAGGTCCTTTTCTATGTAGTTATTCATAAGAGCATATTTGTACATATTATTCAGGACTGTTCGGATGTTTGATACAGTGGAATTTGATTTACAAGTCCATTTATTGATACATTCCTGAACTTCATCCGTCCGCAAAGCATTGAATTTCTTGTGGTGCAAATCAGCCAAGTGGTTAAAGGCAATCTCGTAGTTCCTCCATGTGCTTTTGCCGATTTTGTCCGGCAGAGAATTTCTGTACCGTTTCCACTTATCGTACATTTCTGCAAAGGTAGGAGTTTCGGAAAATCTTATATGTTCAGGGATAACCTCAGCATTATTTAATTCTGCCAGATAAGAGTATGCTCGTTCTTGCTTTTCAAAATACTCTAGGTATTTGAATGTTTGCCGAAAGACCACCGCATACTCATACCCCTCTGTTGCCATCATTTTTTCGGCAAAGTCCTTTACACTATCGGTAGCAATAGCGGACCATACCTGGTCTTTCTTTTTCCATTTGAAATTATGTCTTTTGAAATCATACCGATAACCGGATTTCAATTCTTTCGGAGCATCAATTTCGACATACTCCATGATTTCGGAAGTTCGTACTGCATAAGGTTTCCGGCGTTTACCTTTCAGTTTGATTACACTTCCATAGCCATTAGGCATACGCATAGCATCATCCTCCTTAAAAATGGGCGCAAAAATGCCCGGTAACTTGAATTTTTACCGGGAAGATGATATAATGCAAGGTGTTCAGTCGAGCATAGTATCGGCTTGCCGGTATTGTGTTCTTCAAAAGTCCGTTTCTGCCACCAACAGAGACGGATTTTTGTTTTTAATACTTTCTTCTGTTCTCAACCACTTTTCCTACGATAAGAACAGGTTTCTCCATGATTTCCTCATTAGAGTAGTACATAGGCTCATATCTCGGATTAACAGGCATAAGTCTAATGCCATTCGCATACTTTACAAGTCTCTTGCAAGTACCGGCATCCCCATTAACCAAAGCAATGACAATATCTCCGGTTTCTGCGGTTTCCTGCTTTCTTACGATAACTACATCAGAGTCCTTAATTTCCGGCTCCATGGAATCCCCTTTGATTTTTAGACCAAAGAACTCTCCAGAGTGAGCCATTTCCTCAGAAATTTCTTCATAATCAATAATATTCTCAATGGCCTCAATCGGAATACCGGCGGCAACATGACCGACAACCGGAACACGGATTGCTTTCTTGGTTATTACCTCAGATACATCCACGCGAGAATTATCATCAAGCATAGCGAACAATTCATCAAAAGACATAAACATAGCGTTTGCTGCTTTCTGTATATATTCAATCGTAGGCACAGGTGCTTTGCCCGACTTTGGATTAACATTCTTTTCGAGCATAGATATGTAGCCTTTGCTGATACCACTGACTCTTGAAAAATCATCCATGCTCATGTGATTAGTTTCCCGGTAGTTCTTAATGACTTTCCCTAATGTCATAGCCTTAACCTCCTTGTAAATTGTTAAGTCTATTATACACCACCAAAACAAAAATGTCAATTTTATTGTTAAATGTACTTGACAATTAAAGTTCAGTCTGCTAAACTCTAATTGTTCAGTCGAGTAAACAAAGAGGAGGTGGTTAAGTGGCATACAAAATCAAAGAACTCAGAGAGAAGAAAGGTATTACACAGACTGAGTTAGCGAAAGAGTCCGGAGTAAGCAGAACTACGATAATTCTGCTTGAAAATGGGGAAGAACACGAACCCAAAGTAGGAACTCTGAAAGCGATTGCAAATGCTTTGGGTGTTCCGGTAAGCAAATTATTTTGCTAAAAATGTTTAGTAGAGTGAACACAGAGTTGCAATCCACCAACGAACTCTGTGCAAGTGAAACGAACAAGCGTCAACGGAGGCAAAAAAATGAATGAAATAAGAGTAACATCAAAAGTTGCCGCTAAAGAGTTGCACATGGATGTAATTACACTTAGGGAACTGATGAAACGGAATGAATTACCCATAGGCTACGCATTAAAGCGGGAGGGCAAGGGTAAATACCATTTTTACATTTACAGAGGTCTATTAGACAAACACAAAGAGCATCTTGGTATAAGTTAAATATCCCGAAAGGGTGTTTATACATATTTTCGAGGAAAGGAGAAGAAAAGACCATGACAAAAGGTACAGTCAAGTGGTTCAATGCGCAGAAAGGCTTTGGCTTTATCACAGCAGAGGACGGCACAGATGTATTTGTTCACTACTCCGCACTGAATATGGACGGATTTAAGGTAGTTGAGGAAGGACAGGCTGTTGAGTTTGATGTTGTTGACGGAGCGAAAGGTCCTCAGGCAGAGAATGTAACACTTATCTAATAAAACCAAGGGGCAGGACAGCCTCTTGCCCCAAAACTCTTATGAAAGGAGCAACAGAATGAAGATTACTAAAATTGTAATCAAGAACTTGTTCGGAATTTCCGAACATGAGGCAGACGGCAAATCCGTGGAACTTATCGGCAAGAACGGAACCGGCAAATCGTCAGTCCTTGATGCTATCAAATATGCCCTTACCAACAGTTCTGACCGCGAATACATCATCAAAAACGGCGAGAATGAGGGGGAAATCTTTATTGAGACAGACACCGGATTATCTATTGACCGCAAGGCGAGAGTAGCAATGTCCGACTATAAATCTGTTAAGCAGAATGGCAACACTGTGACCGCCCCTGAGGCTTTCTTAAAGACGATTTTTACACCATTGCAGTTATCCCCTATGGAATTTATTGCAATGGATAAGAAAACTCAAAATGCAACCATTTTGAACATGATTCAGTATGATTGGAATTTAGAAACAATCAAGGGTTGGTTTGGGGAACTTCCGCCGGATGTGAACTATGAGCAGAATATCCTTGCCGTACTGAATGATATTCAGGCAGAAAATGGCCCTTACTACATGAGACGCAGAGATATTGACAGAGATATTCGTGCTAAGAGGGCGATTGTTGCCGACATAGGCGATTCACTCCCTATGGATTATGACGGAGCGGCTTGGGAAAGTGCAAATCTCTCAGAACTCTATACGGAGATAGAGAAAATCCGTAAGGAAAATGAAACAATCGAAAAGGCAAAACGCCTCAGAGACAGTTTTGATGGAAAAATCCGACAGTTCCAGGCAGACAAAGAAATTGCCATTGCCGCACTCGACAGAGAAATGGCGGCAACGGAAAAGGACATTGAAGCTGAGTTATCTTCCTTAAAGGAGAGAATCAAGGCTTTAGAGGAGAAAAAAGCTGGACTTTCCACAACCAAAGCAGACCGCATGAAAGTAATTGAGAGCGAGTATAAGGAAAAGGTTGCTGCATACGATTCTGAAAGAAATTCCTATGCTGAATACGCCGACAAGGAAACTCAGCCGGTGGATGAACTTCTTGCAAGGGCATCTGAGACAGAGAAGATGAAAGGCCATATCAATGAGTGGAAACGAATGTTATCCATTCAGGAGGATATTGAGGAGTTGTTAAAGCAGTCCAAGAGCCTTACCGACAAAATCGAACTCGCAAGGTCACTTCCGGGAACTATCTTGGAAACAGCAGTTATTCCTATTGAGGGATTGTCGGTTAAGGACGGAATACCTCTTATCAACGGACTGCCGGTAAGCAATCTGTCAGAGGGAGAGAAGTTAGACCTTTGCGTGGATGTGGCAATTCAGAATCCAGAGGGATTGCAGATTATCCTTATTGACGGAATTGAAAAACTGTCAGAGGAGAACAGAACTCGACTTTATAACAAGTGCCGTGCGAAAGGGTTGCAGTTTATCAGCACTAGAACCACGGATGATGATTCATTAACAGTTATCGAACTTTAGGAGGAACAAACAATATGGCAGACAAGAATAATATGGATTCTTTACTCAAAACCATGGCTTTAGCAAGCCTCATTATGGGTAGTGATACAAAAGAGGTAGAACTTGATGTTGTGAATGTAAAAATCACAGCAACACCTATCGGCTTACAGGGTGGCATTGAGGCCAACAAGGGTTTTATCAAAGATATTCCCGGTGCTGAGGAATGGTTTGAAGAAACACAAAAGGTACTCAGTCCTATCATTTGTGAACAGACCTCTAAGTTATCCAAACTCATGTGCAAACATTTCGGTGTAGAAATGCGCGAGGTTAAAGCCGACAGTTTTTCGGATTTTCTCGGAAAACTGTTCGGGGGGGGGTACAGAAAGCATTGATTAAAAATTATTCTCCGTCTGCCATTGCCTTGTCTTGGTAGACGGAGGCTGTTGCCAATCTTATATCACAAAGGGGTATGACCCCTCAATTTAAAAAGGAGGAAAAAGTGATATGGCAACAAGAC